CCGAGAGAAGGTTATAGAGGCTCCCTTCGTTTATGATCTGCAGACTGCTATCCGGATTGCTAGAGATAAGATTAGAGCCCATGCTTTAGGGAACTACGCTATCGAGATCTCTGCTGCACCGAAGTATGGATATCTAGACCTTGGAGATATTGTATCTATCACTTCTGAGAGAGTCGGATTAACGGACCATAAATGTCAGATCGTTAGCAAGTCATGGAGCGATAATCGCTGGAGATATGTTCTGCATATTGAGGATAATCCTCTGGTATCGATACGCAAATAATCTTTCCCTCCTTTCATAGAATAACGGAGTATAGTAGGCTTATGATAGTATTCATAGATAGACAGCATGCAGGGAAGCCCAATAGCCCAAACGATAGAGGAGCATCTCTAGATCCTGCTCCCCTATTTGGTATGGGTAAGGAAGCGATGTACACTGGGTATCTCTCTCTCATGATAGAAGAGAAGTTACTAAAGAACGGAGTAAAGGTTCTCCCTATTTCGGATGGGTTCTATCCTGATAGGCATAAGAGAATTAACAAATACTCTAAGCGATTTAAGAACGAGCAGCAGGTTTATCTCGCTCTCCATCTCAATAGCGGAGGAGGTGATTACGCTTCTTTCTTCCATATGGGAAGCCAAAAAGGAAGTAATCTAGCCTCTGCGATATGTGACAGGATGAGCAGAGCATCTCTCCCAGGCCTGGTTAGATGTCTACCGAAGAAGTGTTCCTCCGGAGATTGGACTAAGAATGCATGGTACACGATTAAAGGAGTAGATGATCCGATCGCTATCTGCTGCGAGCCTCTGTTCATGGATACCCATAGAGATCTATTAAATCTAGAATCCCTTAGAATAATCGCTAATGCGATTGCTAGCGGGATAATCTCCTGGAGTCTGTAATGGAAGAGCCCTTAATCAATATCCTGTTAAATGGTGGTGCTAATATAGCCTTCGCTGCTTTCTTATACATGCAGAATCAACAGTTACAGAAAAGAGCAGATGAACGGGAACTCAAACAAGATAAGCGGGAAGCGGATATTCGGGCTCGATATGACAAGGTTATCTCTGATATGTACGAGAGAGAAGATGCTATCCGTAGAGAACTAGTTCAAGAGATTAACGATCTAGATAAGAAAGTTACTACTCTGGAGACTAAGATCCAGCATATCTTTAAGATAGTAGATGAGATCAAAGCGCAGTTCTTAAGGGCAGGATAATTTTTTCTATCTCATGCTTAGTAAACAGATCGAAGGGAGCCCGCTTAAATATAGTGAGATCCTCCGGGCCTGTATTCTCTACTGTAAACTCACTCATAAATGGAACCAGGCCATCTATAGCGGTATATAGTGTACGGGTATCTATTATCGCTAACCATAATCTCCCAGAGTATAGGAATCCCTCCATAGTAAGATCGGAGATCTCCTCTCCCTTCTGTATAGCCTCTAAGCGGGATGCAATCTCTAGACCCATCTCCGGATACTTGGTTCTCTTCCATCTCAGAGCGAAGTGTTGACACGGTCTAGACTTCCATAGTCTAGCAGAGATAGTAATCTCCTTCTCTCCCTCTGTATATGTATAGTCTATTCCATTCTTTAGATCTCTATCGGTTCCAATTTCGGTTCTCCATTCACCGGGAAATCTATTTTGCACCGTAGGAATTACGTACTTGAACCATAAAATATCAGATTCTTTTAATCTTTCTTGTGTAGTCTTCATATCGCTACCTCCGATACAATAGCAATATATCACAAAATAAATAGATAAATTGTATATTTTATTGATACAAAACTATAGAAAACTATGCTATAGTTAAGTATATCCAATAAGGGATACAAACAAGAGGTACAAGATGTTTTACAATGACTATACAGAATACGAACTTAATAAAGAAGTAACTAGAATTATTAACGTATTCGAAGAAGATAGAGATAGCGGATTTACTTTACTCACAGTAAAAGAAGAGCGTAATCTTATTATCCGAGTACAAGAACTCGAAAGAAAACTAAAAACTGTGATCGTAATCGAAGGTATCTATAACGATACTCTCGGAGAATAATCAATCAACTCGGGGAGGGCTTCCTCCCCATTCACTAGAGGTACAAACAATGAAAAGATATCAATATTTTACAAAGTATGAAGGAATTATAGATGCTTGCAATCGCTTAAGACTCTCTGGAGCCAATAAGCATAACGCTAAGGAGATCGCAGACAATCTATTTAAGATGTGGGTAGAAGGCTTTCAGAAGATGAGCGGAGAGAAAGTAGATAAGCATGATGTATATCCAAATCTCTATGTTCTTATCGAGGAAGAGAATCTGCTTACCCTTAACCAAGTAGCGAAGATCGCTAAGCAGTACGGGATCTCGAAAGCAGTTCTCGAGATGCGTATTAACGATATCAGTAAAGTAAACTAACAAGAGGTACAAACAATGAATAAAGAAACTAAATTAACTATGATGGGGTATATCCTTGTAACTGTAGCAGTATTCGCTATCCCTGCTGCTCTCTCTGCTCTCTGCTATGTGATTGGGGTGTAAGATGATTAAGGTTACAAAAATCGGTAATAAAACTATCTATTTAAATGCTCATAAAATAAAATGTATATACCAAGATCCGGATGGAGATACTTATATAGAATTTGATGTAGGTGGCCTTCATGTAGAACAGTCTCTCGAAGATGTTCTAGAACAAATTGATAAAATTCTCTTAGGGAGTGTAAGATGAATAAGCATCGTAGAAGATATGTAAAAGAGAATGGAAGAACTCAGCTACGCAAGATGAGCAAGCGGAGAACACCTCCCAGACCCATCTATCTAGATAATATGGTTCCTCTGAATGCAGTAGTACAGGTGGGAGAGTTCTGTAAGATATGGAGCCCTATTTACTGCTCTTGGGTATGGGAAGCGAAGGTACAGATTAACGGGCTTATTCTCCGTAGAGAGGTATTCGAAGATAAACCGGAGGAGGCTATAGCCTGGGCTCGTGCCAAATATACCGCAATAAAGAATCCTCAGTTCGCTAGAATCCTTCATGGGTATATCATGAGTAGCGATTATGCTCTAGTAGATATTGCGGAGGTCTGCGGAGTAACTGAGAACGCTATCTCTAAGTGGATTGCGGGAGATACCTTCCCCTCTGTAGTAGCCCTCGTTAGATTATGTGAGATGCTAAGTGGTGATAACTGGGAAACGGAGTATAATAAACTCTCCAAGATGATAGAGATGGAGAGAGTATAATGTGGAAACTACAATACCAAGGTATTCTCCAGGGGCCTCCCGTAGCGATGGGTAGGCCCCGCTTTACTAGAACGGGGAGAGCGTATACTGCTCAGACCTCTAGAACGTATAAGGAAGAGCAGGTTAAGCAACTCCTAGCAGCCAAGGGAGAGGAGTGGACTCCGCTCGATGGGATTCTCAGAATACAAATAACCTTTATACATCCTAGGACTAAGAGCTTATCTAGAGTTAAGGGAGAACTCCCGCAGGGTAGAATATGGAGGCCTAAGAAGCCTGATATCGATAACCTTATTAAGATGGTGCTAGATATCATTACACAGAGTGAGATCTGGGTAGATGATAACCGGGTGGTCTGTTTATCTTGCGAAGATTATTACGCAGGAGAGATGGAGGAAGCCCATACTTTTTTCTCTATCTACCAATGGAGGAGAGAAGATGCCTAAGACTTTTAAGATTAGTACGTTCTCTTCTCATTATGAGGTCAAGCCAGTAGAAGCAGAACTCGATCTTAGAAAACTAGCTCAGGCCTTAATGATTCCTGCGGTCCCGTATAAGGTTAGAGAGAAAAAGAGCCTCCCTCTCTGGAGTCCTACTTCCTTCGCAGGTAATAGATCGGGTGCTCATGCTCTGGAGGTCTCCTGCTTAGTATTCGATCTAGATGATGGTACGGAGTTCGGATTCTGTACTGCGTTCTCGGATTGGCATTACATAGCCCATACTTCCTTCTCCAATAATGCAGAGGTAGAGAAGTGGAGAATAGCACTCCCATTGGAGGAGCCTATCCCCGCTACAGATTGGAAGAGAGCAGCAGCAGCAGCAAAGGAACTATGGGATAAGATGGTAGGGCAAGGAGAACCGGATTCTAGCGCGCTTACGGATTGCGCTAGGATGTATTATAGATACGCTCTCCCGGATAGATCGGATTCTGTTCTGCAGAGAACGAAGGCCCATAAAGGAGAGGGGCTGCTACGCTTGGATTATTCCCATATTCCAAAAGAGGAACCTAAGAAAAGATATCGGAGATGGGAGAGTAAGAGAGCAGGATCCAAGAGTGGAATGGAGGCTCTATTCCATAATCCGGAATTTAGAATGGCCCTTGCTCAGCAGATCGGAGCCTCTATCCAGGGTAACGTAGCCAGGAATATAATTTGCCCAGCGTGTAACCAACGAGAAGTGTACTTCTCAATCGATCCCGATCTTCTGCATGCAGTGAGATATCCACACTGTAACCGGGCTAATAAGTGCGGATGGTGGGGATACTTGGAGGATCTAGTATGAGATCTAATAAAAAGATACCTACCCTTCCTATGAATTGCACCTCCTTCGGGCTTCATATCTTCAGATATTCAGAATATAAAGATATGACTTTGCAAGAGGTAGCGCAGGGAGTAGGGATAAAGGTTAATACACTTAAGGATTACATGAGCGGTAAGAGATATCCGAAATTAGATGTTTTTCTCGCTATATGTGAAACGATGAGCGATACAAGAGAAGAGTATAATATGCTCCTTCTGAGAGGGATTAGATCTACAGGAGAGAACGCTCTCGCAGAGCGGAGACTACGTATAAAGGAAAAACACAATAAGAACGATAACCAATAACCACAAAATACGGAGGTACAATGTATTTTAATAAATGGTTAGCAGCGCAACTCGAAGAGATGCCAATTAGTAGGAATGAACTCTCGAAACTATCGGGAGTGAGTTACAGCAGCATGAATGGGTCTAAGAGATTCTCTCCTCGGATCTGCAATCTCGTGCTAATATGCGAAGTACTCAACCAAGTGAAGGGAGGAGATCTCCCAGATCTTAACCGATTGATTATAGAAGCGATCGCTAACTGCGGAGTAGAATACTCCTTCGCAGTACGTAGATTACAGGAGATAGCACAATGACTACACAGGAACAGATGAATAAGACCATAGCAATCGCTAGAGGTATGGGAATAGATGCGGAGTTTAAGTTCGCTCCTGAAGAGGCTAATATCGATGTATGGGATATGCTGCAGAAGAGCGCTCCAAGATTCGATAAAGAAGGGAACCTAACGAAGGCTCCTAAGCCCTATACGAATAGAAATAACATAGCCATCATACTAGAGAACGATCCTATCTATGAGAGCCTCTGTTACAATGACCATTCTAATA